GCATTATTGGGATGAATTTTTTGCAGATAGGTTTGTGCCTCAGTTAAGTTTTGGATTTTCGACATTAGATCCTATTTATCCTGATGCTGACCCTGAAACGACAAGTGTAGATGGGGTTCTTTGTAGGTCTGAAGGAGGATTAACTTGGGCTCAACTTGTTGGTTCTACAAATTGTCAGTTTGCATATCCTTCCGTAGCCATAGCTTATGGTATTATTGAAATTACTGCTTGGGCAGGAGATGGTAATTACTGGACATCTCTTAATCGTTCAATGTTTTTATTTGACACTTCTGTAATAGATGATGGAGCAACAATATCTGCCTCTGTTTTATCAATTTATGGAACAGCTAAAGTAAATACATTAGGAGCTTCTCCTAATATAAATATTTATACATCAACGCCTGCTTCTAACACAAACTTAGTAACGACTGATTTTGATAATTTTGGCACAACTGCACAATGTGACACGGCTATAACTTATGCAGGGTGGTCGACGATAGGGTATAATGATTTTACTTTTAATGCGACTGGGATTAGTAATATTGACAAAACTGGAGTTTCGAAATTTGGTGCCAGAAATGCAAATTACGATGTAGCAGCTTCTGCTCCTACATGGCAGGATTATGATGTTTATTCAAGATTAACTGGTTATTTTTCCGACTACGGCTCTAACAAACCCAAGCTAGTGGTGACTTATACGACATCAGCACCGGCACAAGCAGGATTTTTATATTTAATGGTTTAAAAAAATGGAAGAAATCGACCACGACATTTTAATAGAGATAAAAGTAAAATTGGAACGCGTCATAATGGATGTAGCCTCTTTGAATAACACCTTGGTGGGAAAAGTTGAAAAACTGGAATGCGATAAAGCGGAAAAAAAAGAGATGGATAAATTACACCAGAACACAGTTGACCACCTCGGTAAAATAGACGGTCAAATATCTTCTTTGAATAGATGGAGAAATTATATCGCCGGAAGCTTACTGATAGTCGTCCCTATTATGAATTATCTAATTACAAAATATCTATGAGCTCAAAACAAATACCACTAATAATAAAAGACTGGGATCAAGGAATGGCCGCATCGCCTCACAAAGGCTTCGGTTTGTTTCGCAATGCGGATTTGCAGAGCTTCCCCGGCGCGGTCAAGGTGAATAAAAAACCCGGAACATATTTTCACGCCATACTCGAGCAAGCATTTTCCGCTGATGCAGGAACTGATGTATGCACGACTGCTTCGAACATTGAAACTAACGGAATAAATTTTACCGGCGCTGCGGTATATTTTACCACCACCAATGCTCTTCCGGCTGGACTCGCGATAAATACCATATACTTTTTGATACAGGTAACAACAAAGACATTTAAAATAGCAACGAGTTATAAAAATAGCGCAGGTTCAGCAGCCGGTACAGCTATCGATATCACGGGAGCCGGTACCGGAGTTCATACCATGCACCAAGTGCCGATCGGGACAATAAACTGGATCATCGAAGATCCGAGGAATGCAAACTATAGATATATGCTTAGTTCGAATGGTCGTGTATGGTTCGTTCCAGGATCAACAAGAGCATTTCTTCTTCACAATTCCGCAATCGATACCGGTGCAGCCAATGTGACCAATGCGAGCGGTCAAGGTATCGTGATAACTCCGTTCTCAAGTACAACTCAAACATTCTTATTCGTATTCAGAAATACCCTCATAGACGTGATAGATGTCTTCGGAGCCACTGCCATAGAAGCCCTTGGATGGAGCAATGCTTGGAAAAGCATGAACAGCGGAGCATCCTCCGCAAATAGTCACCACGCAATTAAATCTCAAAATGATGCGATATATTTTTGCGACGATCGCTATGTCGGAAGTATTATTGAAAATGCCGGGGAAGTATTTGTTCCAGCGACAGCCGGAACGTTCACTTTTAACAATCAAGCCCTTGATTTGCCAGCTTACGAAATAGCGCAATGTCTCGAAGAAAAAGGGCAGACTTTGCTTGTTGGGGGAAATACATTTAATAAAATTTATCCATGGGATACAATAAGCGATTCGTTCGAAGTTCCGATTACCTGTCCGGAATATAGTATTAAGAGAATGAAAAATATTGGCGAAACGATTTATATTCTCGCGGGCTCGTGGGGCAATATTTACACCAGCCAAGGGACATACATAAAACATTTTGCCAAACTTCCAAATTACGCCACGAATAACGCCGGAGCGATTCAATCTAACCCAATTACATGGGGCGGTATCGCTTCGGTCAATGGTGATTTATTATTTGGAGTATTAACAGCTACAAGCGGAAATTCAGGGGTCTGGAGACTAAGACAGGATGGAACTCTTTCGATAGACAATGTACCTTCTTCTGGATCGGCGAATGTTGTCGGACTTTTTGCAAAAAATGAATTTTACGAAATGGGATATAGCGGCGGAGCTGATAATTTTGCAAGCTCTCAATACGATTTATCTTTATACGATAATTACGAAACAGTAGTTCACTCGCCATTATATAAAATATCTACCAAATTAGAAAAAGGAGCATACTCTCGAATGGAAGTGGTGCTTGCCAAACCTGCTACAGGGGGAAGAGTCCGCATAGGTTGGAGGCCGGATTTGTCCAGCGCATTTACCACTATTGACACCTTCACCGCCGACAGTGCCACCTATATTTTTACCAGCGAAAATATCGGATTGACAGATATTGACAACATTCAACTTCAGGTCGAAATGAATGATAGCAATTCTGGTGCAGTGGATGTGGAACTTTTAGAAATTAGATTATTCCCATAATATGTCAGAAGAAACATTACAACAGCAAATCGACGAATTAAAAAACCAAATAAGGCTTTTTAAAAAAGACCCGCCTTTTACCGATCACCAGCACAATGGCACAGATGCCAGCAAGGTGAGATTCATTGATACTGAAAGCGTGTACAGTCAGCAGGTGACTATTAACCCCGGAAGTCTGGCGGATGGCGCTGGTGCAACAATTCAGGTTACGAGTATCAGAGGCGCGACTCTCGGAGATTTCGTCATTGTTTCCGCGCCGTACGACCTGCAAGATATTACAGTCACGGCGTATATCCAAGCAAGAGGAGTAGTGGAAATCCGCATTCAGAATGAAAGCGGAAATACCATTGACCTGGCCAGCGGAATCTGGCGTATTTTAATTATTAGAAAAGTGGTATAATATAAGTAAATAAAATTATGGCAAAATCTTATACAATCGGTCGTGCGCTCTACGGCACGCTAACCAAAAACGCAGCAACAGCCAATCTCGCGCTCGGAGATCAGATAGCCAATGATGATTATCGGGTAATTTGCGCGGCTAAAGATTGGCCATTTTTAGAAAGACTCAGGACACTGACAACAGTGGCCGCTACTCAATTTTATAATCTTCCGTATGACTGCGAACAAGTCAGAGAAATTGCCGTGATAGTTTCCAGTAAAAGATATACACCTAGAATGTCCCCGGACAGGAATCACTGGGACAAATTAAATCAAAGCGTTATCAGTTCGGATATTCCGCAATTTTGGTTTACCTTCGCCGGACAACTTGGAATCTGGCCAACTCCTGTAAGTTCAGGAAATACCATAAATGTTACGCAAAAAACAAAAGTGATAGATTTGGGAATTGCGGACTACACTACAGGCTCAATCGTATCAATCGCAAATGGTGCGATGGCTGTAATTGGCACGGGAACGTCATGGACAGCCCAAATGGTCGGACGATATATTCGAATAACATTATCCGACACAGCAAACACAGGGGACGGTCAGTGGTACGAAATAAGCGCGGTGGCCGATACGACTCACTTGACATTGGTGAGAGCTTATGGCGGGACTTCAATAGTGGCCGGAACTGCTCCGTATAATATCGGACAGATGCCACTTCTGCCAGAAGCCTATCATGACCTGCCATGGATATGGGCGGTTGGACAATACTGGATGAAAGAAGCCGATGAGCGCGCCAGTAATTTTTTGACCATTCACGGTTCATTCGGAGAAAATGGAAGCTTGCCAACCGGCAGAATTTCCACGCTGGTTAAAAATTGGAGTTCTCCAAATACGGACATGGTTCTTGATGACGGTCGTGATCAAGACACCGTAGAAAATCCTAATCTAACAATTAGCTTATAAAAATATGGGATTCTTCGATCCATTAAAACAAGCATACAACGCCTTGACCGGACCAACACTGGGAACGCCAGCAAAACCGACGGTTAACTTTCAGATGGACACAAACGCAAAAAAAGCCGTATTTGGTCCTCCGGCCGTGCCGAATGTTCCAGCTCCAATATCCACACCTATCTTCGGGCCAGTCGCACCTCCAGCCGGGGGGAATTCGTATACCGTTATGGGCGGTGATACATTGTCCGGAATTGCCACCAAAAACAAAACATCACTAAACGATGTTTTAAATCTTAACCCGCAATACCGAGCCAACCCGAATCTGATCAAGCCGGGGGAAATTATAAATCTAAAAAATCCTACGGGACAGCCTGCGACTCCGAACATCACAACCACTCCGTCAGGAGCAAGTGTTAATTCCGCCACCGGCGGAGTAGTACCACCTCCAGTAATTCCTACCGCACCTCCAGCACCAGTAATTCCAGAAACAACTCCACCCATAGTTCCTCCGCCACCCATAGTACCTCCAGCGCCGGTCGTGCCTCCTCCTCCAACAGATCAAGGATATTCCAGCCAGGAATATAAAGCAAAGGAAGATGCATATGCAAAAAACCTGCAAATGACAGCAGAAGAGGAAGCCACGCAAAATGAAATCAATAATCTTGATGCCTCAATCCGCACCGGAATTGTTGGTGAAGCCAATCGACCGATTCCGCTTCCATTTATTACCGGCCGTCAAAAAGCAATCGAAAGCAGAGGGCTGGCTCTTGAACAACCTCTCCAAGCCCGGGCGGCATTATTGCAAGCGAAGAGAACAGCGGCACTTGAGGCGTCGAAATTTAAACTTGAACAAGAAGGAAAGAAAATAGATTATACCGCCACGCAGAAAACGGCAAAAGAAAAACTTGATTATGAAAAAAGCCAGGATATAATAAGCCAGGCCAATATCGATAAAAAATTCGAGGAAGATAAAAGACAGTTTACGGAAGAAAAGAGGCTTGCTGAAAGAAAGTTTACAGAAGATCAGAGGCAATTTGGCTTAGAGATTGCAAATAAAAATTGGCAGACTTCAATTAGTGCCGCCAATCAAAAATTAGCTCAATCTGAATTTAATGCAAAACAACAAGAAGCACTTAAAAAAGTATCTGACAAAGTTGATGTTGTTAAATTACAAGATAAGTTGTCACAAATAGATGATCTTAACTCCAATTCAGGTTTGTCTGGAGCCGTTGGTCCTAACTGGCTCTCCAGAGATTTTGGCTTAGGGTCTTTTACCGGATCCAAACAAGCTTTTATCGGAAACGTTGAAAATCTAGTATCGCAAGAGGTATTGCAAACACTCATAAATTTGAAAGCACAAGGTGGAACTTTGGGTGCGATAAGCGAAAAAGAACTTGAGATATTAGGTTCTGCTGCGACAAGAATCGGATCTTGGTCAGTCAAAGATGATAAAGGAAAAACAATACATTATAATATTGATGAAAAAACATTTAAAGAAGAAACTGCTAGAATTAAGAAAAGCATACAGAGAGTGGTAGACGCTGTGAGTCAAAATTCTTTTTCTAATGAAGAAAAAAAAGCATTAGATGAAACTTTTGGAATTAACCCAGCTAATTACTATTAAAAATATGTTTAATGAACAAGAACAAAAAATAATAGATTACGGAAAGCAAAACGGAAAATCACGGCAAGAGGTCGAGAAGGCTTTGACGTCTTTTCGGACTGGGCAAAAAACAACTGGAAAAACGGGTGAAGCTGTCGATGCCGGAATAGAAGGAAATCAATCTCAGTCTAAGCCAGGATTTGTTCAATCGGTGGCTCAAAGCATTGCCAGTCCGTTTCTTAAAACTGCGGAAACGGCAAGATCTGCTGTGGGAGGAGCTTTCAATTTAGCTCAAGCAGGATTAAATAAAATTACAAGAGATGAAGAAAGTTATAAAAAAAACCTGCAAGAAGCCGCTCAAATATCTTCCCCAACACGAGAAGCGGATTATGGTTATTTAGGAAAAGTAAAACCGGTAAGTAAAATCAAAGAAGCTGTCGGTGTTGGCGCTGAAATTGGTTCTTACGCTTTTGGAGGAGGCGCGGCAAAGGCTGGAGTTCAAACACTTAAACAAGGAATTGTTCAAGGACTAAAAACTGGAGCAAAAATTGGAGCATCTAGCGGAAGCATAATGGGTGCCGGACAAGAACTGCAAAATGAAGGATCTACACTGGGAAGCGTTGCAAAAAAAACAGTAGAAGGAGGTTTAGCGGGCGGAGCCTTTGGCGGAACTGTTGGCGGAGTATTAGGCGGAACTGTTAGCGCCTTTGGTAGAGCTAAAAGTTTATTACCAGAACAAAAAGCAATAACAAAAAGTGTAACAGAAAGCGGATTATTCCAAAAAGGAAAAGAATTATTAGAAAGAGGACAAAGAGGAATTGCCAACACAGCAGAGGATGTAGCTAGTGCCAAAATTAAAGCGGACAGAATAAGGACAAGCACTCCAGCTGTGGGTAATGCTATAAAAAATGAAGTTCCTGAGGTATTCATTGAAAGCGTGACTAAGGCTGATCAACCAACAATAAAAGCAATGAAAAAGACGATTGATTTAGCTGAAAATAAACCTACACTAGGAGTTAAAGTACAACCATCTTCAGTTTCTGGTGAACTAGCCGTAAAACAATTCAATGTTATTAACGCCAAAAGAGTCTCTATCGGTGAAAAGATAGGCAAAGCAGTTGATGAATTATCTAAGAAAGTCAAAGTTCCAATGCAAACAGCATATAAACAACTGGATAATATTCTTTCGCAGATTGATATAAAAGTTACAAAAAGTGGTTTAGATTTTTCAAAAGCTAGTTTTTCAAATGCTCAAAAATCTAAAATACAAGAATTATATAATTTAGCTCGAGAGGGAGGAAAAACTTTAACACCATCGCAAATTTATAAAAAAGATAAATTATTTTCTCAACTTAGTCGAGAGGCTAGAATGGATAAAATTGGAGATGTAACGATAGACATTGCGGGATCTAAACCAAAATCTTTGTTTAGTGTCTTTAAAGATGTTTACGCTCAGACACTTGATTCAGTTTCCCCACAAAACATAAGAGTTCTTAATAAAGAATATCAGAAATACCGCACAATGGTTGATGCGATTGAAGATACACTATTAAGAGGCTCCAAGAATATCGATGATGTTTCTTTAATAAAAAAGAACCCAGCAGAATTTGCCAAGGTTAATCTAAGACGAATATTTGGAGAAGCCGGAAGTTCGGCTGAATTCGCCGCAGTCGCTAAAGACATGGATAAACTTTCTAGAGCTTTAGGATACGCAGACGCTAGTCCTTCTTTGATTGCTGATTTCGCTAATGAGATAAGAAAACTTTATCCATCAACAATACCTGCAACAGGATTTCAAGGCGGAATAAGAATGGGAGTTGGAAATATTGCTGATCAATTGATAAGTATAGGAAAAATCAATCCCAAGGATCAGCAAAAAGCATTGAGAGCTTTGATTGAGAGTATGTTAAGAAAGTAAAGCAAGTATGATATAACCTAAAACCGCAACTCCAATAGCAGTCCAAATTCCGAAGAATAAAGCTATTAAAAGTAAGGCTAAGGCAACGAAACAACCCATATTTTTAAATATTTAATTATTAAATGTTTTTTTTACAATACCATTGCGTGATTTTTGGATTCATAGTATAATTATAACAAATAGGCGAGCTGTTGGCAAGTAACTAAAAAAAATATGATACAATTACAATACCCAATCAAAGAACTCCCGGAGCCGTTTCAGTCAATGGCTACCGGCGGAGGCAAGTGGGCTTTCGAACCAATCACCACCCAAGGCTTCGGGGAAAATGCTAATGATTTTTATAGACAGCTTGGATTAAAAGGGCATAATGGGATTGACTATGTAGCGCCGAAAGGGACAAGAGTTTGTGCCGCGCATGACGGAAAAATAACTAAAGTTTATAACAAAATTAGTTCCAGCAGAACGATCGGATATGGAATTTGGCTTACCCATCCAGAAGGCTGGACAACAGTTTATTATCACCTAGACGATGCTCCTGTAATAATCGGACAAGAGTTTAAGGCCGGAGATGATATGGCTCCGGCGGACAATACTGGTGAATACACAACTGGCGATCATTTGCATTTTGGTTTATATCCGGCAATTATGGATAAAAATAACGGCTATGGCGGAGCAATAGACCCATTGAAATATTTTAATAAACCTAACCAAAATAAAATGATTTCAAATCTCATAAGAGAAAAAGGCAGGCAAGAAGTTTATGCAATGATCAATAATAAGCCTTACTATATCGGCGATCAGGCTTTTGCCGATCTACTGGCGGATAAACTCGTTCGTTGGGAAGATGTAAAAGAAGTAGATTTTATAATTAACCTGCAAGGTGTAATAAAATGATAAATTTTTAATCAGATTAGTGATGCTTATAACGACTGTCGCTTATATCTCATCCTCTAATTTAATCACCGAGAAAAACGCGCCAGAAGCAGAAACAAAATCTACAATTTATGAAAACACTTTCGGACAAAAAAATCTGCAGTATTCTTGGCTATTCCCCGAAAAAATACCGAGAATTATTGAAACAAAAACCCTCGCCGTCAAAATCATACCTGAAACACGCGGCGAAACTCCGGCGGACCGTGGAACCATTATAGGGTATATTAAAAGCTTTGATTGGGATTCAGAAACTGTAAAATTTATTATTGGATGTGAAAGCAGTTGGAATACCCGAGCATTCAACTTTGAAGAGGAAGCTAAAAAGCGCTGGCGAGAAACGGGAGGAAAGTCCGGAACTCCGTATTCATCCTGCGGACTGATGCAGGTGAACTCTGCCGAGTGCGAGAAGAAAGAAAGCCCGCTCTACGACTGGAAATATAATATTGATCAGGGATATAAAAAATTTAAAACGCAAGGATACGGAGCATGGTTTACCTGTAAAAATAAATTGAAAGGAGGTGTGTGATGGAAATTTTAAAAAGTGCCAGTAAGATCGTATTTGTTTTAATGGCAGTTGCGACTGTCGTGCTTACCTTTTTTAAAATCTTGGACGGAAAAGATTTCATGATATTATCAAGCATGGCCTTCTCGTTTTATTTTTCTAACAAAGGTGAAGGATCATCAGTTCCATACGCCGGAAAATAGTCAAAAAAGCCCTTAAACTGGGCTTTTTTTGTATGTGCATAACTATACTTGACATAATACCGACGGCTTGGTATACTATCAGTACAAAGGTCGAAAAACTTAATCCAAACAAACAAAAAAATATGACAAAAACAAACGGAAGAATAGAAGAATATCAAAAAATTATAGATATAGCGGAAGATCTTTTTCAGAAAGACGACGAATTTGAAAGAGGACATTTAAGTTCAATACTTTTGATCGCTAGAGAGTTGATTAGGTTAGAACGAAAGAAATTTTAATTAACTTAAGTAAAAACATTAGCTTCAATCGATACGAATTCAGCGACAGGAAATTATCCTGGCAAAAGAAAAACGAAACAATAAAAGAGATCGCCGGGGGAATATTGTTCGGGATAGGAATATATATCCTGGCAGTGTTGATAGCAAGTTTATAATTATTAAAAAGAACATTTAAAATTTATGATTGAAACAAAAGAACTCACAGTATTAAAAAGCCAAATCTCTAAGTTGGAAACACAAGCCAACGCGGTTATGATCACTACCCCGGAACAAAACGAGGCAGCGACTAACCTCAAGGCAAAGCTCAAGGAGTTTGGCACGATGATTAAAAAGAGAAAAGAGGAAATAACAAAGCCTCTGAACACTGCACTTAAAAGTGCTAGAGAATTATTCGCACCGCTCGAAGATCAGTTCGAATCGGCTGAGAATATCGTAGGCAGAAAATTGATTGCCTATAAGCAAAAAGTCGAAGTAGAAACGCGCGCCGCCGAAGCTAAGATTGCTGCCAGGGTAGAAAAAGGCACACTGAAAATGGAAACGGCGGAAAAGAAGATTGAGCAACTGCCGACCATCCAAAAGACCGTGCAAACTAATCACGGCAAGGTGCAATTCCGCAAGATCAAAAAAGTGCGCCTCACCAACCGCGAACTCATCCCGGACCAATACCTAATCGTCGACATGGTAGCGGTAAGACGTGACGCATTGGCAGGGAAAGTAATTCCCGGAATCGAAGTCTACGAAGAAGAAATAGTTTAAAAATTAAAATAAAACATGACAAAAAAAACAAAAGAAGAAGTCAGAGAGGTGGCTTGCGAACCGATACAGCCGGAGGTATTGACTCCGAAAGACCAAAAGGAAGTCAGGATAATCGAAAGAGTGATTGAGAACCACGAGATAGCTCCGCAGGATGCATTCGGGCATATGAGCCGACAGCAACTGGAACTGATCAAGCGCACGGTGGCCAAAGGGGCAACTGATGACGAACTCAGACTCTTCATCCAAGTCTGCAAAGGGGCGAACTTAAATCCATTCTTACGGCAAGTCCACTTAGTTAAGAGATGGGACAGCCGGTCCGGAATGGAGGTCGGGGCGATACAGGTCGGTATCGACGGATTTCGCGCGGTGGCAGAAAGCTCCGGGCAATACGCCGGGAACGACGATCCTATATTCGATGGCGAAAAAGAGATAGAACTTGCGGCCACTCAGAAAGTTAAGGCCAAAAAAATAGTTGTTCCAGCTAAAGCTACGGCTACCGTGTACAAACTACTCGAAGGTCATCGCTACGAATTCAGCGCCACAGCCCGCTGGGAAGAATATTACCCCGGCGCAAAAATTGGATTCCAATGGCATATTCGGCCATACCTGATGCTGGGCAAGTGTGCGGAGGCACTTGCGCTCCGTAAAGCCTTCCCAAAACTCTTGAGCGGCATGTACGCGCAAGAAGAGATGGACAAGGGACAGTCGGAGGCTTCTGACGATGAAAAGGCCGCCAAGGGCTTCCAGACGCTTAAAAACGCTATCCTGAAAGCGACGGTCAAAGAATTAACGGAATATCAGAAGAAAATGTCGACTTCTGTCAAGTATACGCCCGAGCAAAAAATAGAATTCGCGAAAATGGTCGAAATACGCCTAGAGGAACTTAAGCCAATTAAAGAAACAAAATGATCAGACCTCGCCAATATCTATCCTACAGCCAAATGTCAACCTTCGAAATGTCGCCGAGTAGATTTGTCGAGCAATATTTTGAAGGGAAAAAACAATTTGTAAATCGAAACATGGCTTACGGGTCTTTACTTGCCGAGGGTCTTGAGAACGAGGAAGCGACTGGCGACCCCTTCCTCGACCTCATGATGGCGCGCATTCCGAAATTTGACCGAATGGATATGCATGTCGAAGATAAAAAAGGCATCAAGGTAGAACAAACGCGCCACGGCAAGACAAAGGTGATCAGTATCCCCCTGCTCAAAAACAACGGCGATGATATACCAATCCTCGCCTTGCCGGACACGGCCAAAAAAGACTTTAGCGCTTTTAAGGAATATAAAACCAGCGTGCGGAAGTGGACTCAAAAAATGGCCGATGAGTCCGGGCAGATAACTTTCTACGCCACAGCGATATGGCTCGCCAAAGGATTCGTGCCAAAAGATATCGAACTGGTAGATGTTCAGGTGGCATATGAGGCAGACGGTCGACTGCAACCCACCGGAGATATATACCGATTCACGACCGAAAGAAACATGATCGACGTGATCAAGATGACCACCCGGATAAAAAAAGCCTGGGCTGGCATCGCAAAGTTAGGAGAAAAAACAATATTCTAATTATTAAACAAAAACTATGACACCACAAGAATTGCGACATTATAATAAGGTAGCCATTGAACAAGAGAAAACTAGAATTTGGGTATATCTTTATGAATATATCAGGAATAAAGATTTTTCACAGCAGGAAATTCAAGAAGTAAGTAATATTATATTCGATAAACCGTTTAAAAAGAAAGGAAAATAAATATATGGCAGAAAAAAACTTTGTAAAAGGACTCTGGTATAAATTACCACATGAAAGAGCTCCAAAATTTATTATCGCAAACTTATCAATCTCAAAAGACAGCTTTGGAGATTGGCTCGCAGATACTCCAGCCAACAGCAAAGGCTACATAAACATTGACATAAAGTTAAGCCGAGAAAATAACAAGCCTTACGCGGAAGTGAATGACTATGATCCGAGTAAAAAACCGGCAGCCAGAGCAGAGCAAGATGATATGGACGGCGCGCCGGAGATTGAATCAGATGAGGTTCCATTTTAGCAGAATTATACCGCCGTTGGTTATCCACTTAATATCCACTGGACTGATAGCCAACGGCTTGGTATACTGAAATAGTAATAACTAAATAAAATACATGGCAAAAATTCAAAGAGCGTACTATGCTATCATTCCAGCCGATGTTCGATACTCTGATATATCTCCTAACGCCAAATTATTATACGGCGAGATTACCGCACTTTGCAATCAAGAAGGATTCTGCTGGGCAACAAACGCATATTTTGCAGAACTGTACCAAGTAGCAAATAAAACAATCAGCAGGTGGGTAGGAGAATTAAAAACAAAAGGATTTATTTACTACACAATTAGCGAAAAAACAAATAGAAAAATTTATATGACCCACCCCAAAAATGTCCTAGGGGTAGGACAAAAATGTCCTGGGGGGGTAGGACAAAAAGCTGACCATAATACTATAGTATATAATAATACAATAAATAACTCTGCGGCTAGAGCCGCGGACACCCAAAAGGTCGATCCAAATACACTAATGGATTTAGGAGGATTTGTGGATTGGTGTAAAAAAGGAAATCAAAGACACATCAAGATAATAGCTGACTTCGCGGAGGAGAAAAAACTAAAATTTACTACTCGGGGGCAATGGGAGATGCTGATCAAAAGAAACCTTAGGGCGGCGCAGAGCCTCGCACCATACACCGATGATCAGATCGGAAAAGCCATCACCGCAATCTTAAAGGCCGAAAAAGGATATCTTGAAAAGTGGACGCTAGAAACAGTTTATAAATATTTAATCCAATAAATTTATGGTATTCAAAAGAGAAGAAGTTGCCGGGGAAGTAGTTATTACGCCAGTACACATGAGATCTACAGAAGAACTAAAAGCTATATTATCAAATTACCCCGGAAACTTTGAAAAGGAATTGAATGCGGCAAAAGATAATATTCCCGATAGTTCGCAGGGAAAAATTAAGGCGATCCAGGACGGCAAGCTCCCTGATCTTGGAATGTACTGGCTCCGTGACCGGGGAGTAGTACTTTGGTACGTTCAAAATGGATGGCTATCTACGAGAAAAAAAGGAAAAGAAAAAAGAAAGTGGGCGGTAACACAAAAATATATCGAAGATAGGATCCCGGAAAAGGAAGAGGTGCTTTCAGAGTTGATTAACCGAAGATCCTACGCCCAAGGTAAAAATGAAGAGGAATTTAACCAGGGATTATAATTAAAACTATGAAATTCGTCAAAAAATGCCAACATTGTGGGCATATCGAGGTCGCATACACATATACACTCAACAAACCCCTAATCAACACCCTGAGGCGCCTGGTGGACTTCTACGAGGCAAACAGGAAGCCTGCCGAACCGCATAAACTGAACTTGACCAATAGCCAGTACGGAAACTTCTCAAGCTTACAGCACTTCGGATTGATACTTCAATCCCCGGACGGGTGGTATCCGACCAACACCGGGATAGAATTCATCTACGGCGAAGTCCCGATCAATATGCCGGTAAAAGTAATGCAGGGAAAAATACTCCCTCCAAGCCACGAGGCATGGCGCGGCGAAGATAACCAAAGAGAATATTACATCAAAGATATTAACCAAGACGAATGGAAAAGGCGCCCGGCATACGCTGCTGAAAAATCAAACGGACCGACACTGTTCGATTAAAAACAATATTAAACCAATAACCATAACTCTATGACTTACATCGAAAAACAAAAAGAACTCGATAAGGAATTTGATAAAGAATTTCCGACGCAGGAAATTATGGAAGCAGTAGATATTGGCGAAGGTCAGGGTGATGTAGTGCCTGTTGGGATAGACTGGATAAAAATACCAGACCCTCAGGGAATACAAAACTATCTTCATTCCCGCGACCTCGCTCTCCGCCGAGCTGCGATAGGGGATTTTTGGAAAAGTGTAAAAGGTAAAGAGAAATTACATAATAGGGATTTTTTAGGGTGCTGTGAAAGATATAACGATAAGGGTGAAGATATGTGGGGTAAAGACTATACGAGAAAAGAAGTAGAAAAAATAAATGCTTATAACTCACATATTCAAGAGCAATCCGCCCTTGTAGATGAGTATCTTGAGAAACTGGAGGTAGCAGATGAGAAATAGATACAAAGGAATATGTTATGTTTGTTTAAAAGAAGTAGGTGTAGGAAAAGGGCATTTTGAGAGAAAACCAACTGGTTATAGTGGTTGGCAAGTAAGACATATATATTGCCCAAGTAATCTTCCAATGTATACAAAGCGTCAAGTTAAGAAAAGAAGAAAAGATGAGTATCTGAAGAAACTTTAAAGCTAATAAATTAAATTGAAAATTATGAAATATATAGATTTAGAAAAGTATTATCTATGCGGAATAGGAACACACGGAGAGATAAGAGACTTTCAAGTCGGTATATATAATAGTGAGAGAGAAAGTTTTAGTATAAATAATGGCGACCTTGGTGCTTCAGAATTATACAAAGAACCTAGAGGCGGGAATGCGACTTGTGTAATTATAGCAACATCATTACAAGAAATTGACGATATTGGATTACTTTTTAAATAAATCCCCTTCGGGGATAAGCTGGGATAGTTTAACGGTAAAACACGATTTCAAAAAGGTTAATTCCCTTTGCACATAAGAAGCGGAAGTGTGCAAAAAGGAGTCCGCCTAAAGATGTTGGTTAGAATCCAACTCCCAGCACATAATAAATTAAAATAAAATGAACTGTATCCCCCCAAAACTGAAACAGGAAATGGCGGAAGATCCGTTCTATAAAAAATGTTGCATCACCGGAACCCCGGCCACTAGCGCAAAGATAGACTGGCATCACGGACTGAGTTTTGCTGGAAAAAGAATACAGGAGAAATTTGCAATCATTCCCCTCCGGAAAGACATTCACGATAACATCGTTCTCTACCGAGAAAAATGCGACTGGATAATTTTGAATCGAGCAACAGATGAACAATTAAAAAAATATTCTAAAGCAACAGACCTGACCGCCCAGCGCGATCGTCTGAATCAAAAATATGGTGCATTTAAATATTAAGCCCCTGAGCGTTAATTCCTCATACCGGGGCAGAAAATACTGCACCCCGGCGCTGAACAAATACAAACTTGATTTGAGCCGGATGATTCCGCTGATGAAAGTCCCCAATGGTAAATTATCGGTTAAATATTGCTTCGGGGTATCATCAAAGGCGGCGGACGGAGATAATCTGATCAAGAGTTTTCAGGATGCCCTGTGCGAGCGATACGGATTCGATGATCGGCGCATTTACGAATGGCAAGTTAAGAAAATAGACGTTCCAAAAGGGAAGGAATTTATCGAGTTCGAGTTATCCACTTTTACCCATTGACACTATGCCGACAGCTTGGTATAATAAAGCCATACGATAATCATTAAAAAAAGAAAGAAAAAAAATGGTAATATTTAAAAACGAGCTCGTCGAAGTAGAAAGAAGAGATGATCAAATTTGCTGGTACGATTTGACTGATCACAATAATGACTTCAAGGGATTCACTCAAAACAAAAGAGGGCTCGACAACGCGACAATGCATATTAAAAAATTCAGCGAAGCAGGTTTGAACGAGGAAACAGCTGCTAATAAAACAAAAGAAAATATCAATATGGGTGACATAACACATGTAATGCAGCTATACAAATTAAGACCGCATACATACTGCGGAATGGATTAAAAATATGATGGACTTCAGCGAGCCGCAACTTGTAATAATTCTAGTAGTATCTGAGGTAATCGCCTATCTGCTTTCGGAATCAGTTTGGATGTATATAATAAATTAAAATAAAATTATGGCAAAAATAGATTTTAGTACGGAAAAAGAAATCGTATTGACCGGGGCTGAACTGAAAGCGATAATCGAAACGGCCAAAGAGGAAGGGGTCGATATAGTACTTAATTATTTGTATCCACTAGATTCAGACTTTGAAAGCAAGGAACTTAAAGAATTCTTAAAAGATAAAATGAAAGGAGGTGATACCATGAGTGATCAAACACCAGAAGAAGCAAAAAAAGAAAGAGAATTGGAAACAGAAAAAGCCAATAATCCTGTCCCAGAACCAACAGTCGCTGAGCAAGAGTCCGACGAAGAAAAAGAACCTAAAAGTAACGGTGAAGCATCAGCTGAAGAAATATCGGCAGATGCGACAGAAGAGGAAGAAGAAGTCGAGGAAGAAAAACAATAATAAATCTATGACATCAAAGGAAATAAAAAAACCTATTAAAAGGCGATACGAAATCACGATTGAGATAGAACCAAAAACTATTCCTTTGGGCGCGGAAGAACTGGAAAAAACCATGGAAGCTATGGGATATAAAGTAATCGGAAAAGCGAGGTATATCTCTGAACTAATTTCAGACCAGCAACGCAAGGCGATGCACGTATGGTTTGATCAGCTGGGGGAAGCGATGAACGAAAAGCACATCGACATGCGCGCCTTCCTCCGAAAAGACATTGAAATGCCCTGGAGCGGATGGGCGGTAAAAGAATTTATTTTCAAACCTTTGATGGAACAGCGATATGGTAAAAAAAGCACCAATGATTTATTTAAAAGCGGAGAGATAGATATGCTCTACGATGTGATAAATAAAGAAGTCATCGAAAGAACAAAAGGCCAGGTAGAAGTACCCCCCTGGCCTTGCAAGGAATGGCGACAACTTCAGGAAGAAGAAAAAATGAAAGGGGGTGGTAAAAATGGAAGGTGAAAAAAGAGCAGAGATAACATTGACTTACGGAGAGAAATCAGTTGGCTTTAATTTCAATCCGAATAATGATCCAGCGGTTGATGAGGTGAAAATGCTTTACGCCAAAATAATTGATATTTGTCACGAGCAAAGAGAAAAAGCCGGACCAGGAGAAAAAAGCCGATTGTTTAGCGTAGCGATCACGGAAGCGCAAACAGCGCAGATGTGGGCTGTGAAAGGGTTAACTTACAAATACTAGATAGCACTTGCCATAAATCCAACGGCTTGGTATAATGTATCAGGTGATGCCTGGGTGCTATCGAAATAATTTCCATTCAGGGTAATTCCCCGAGTGATGTCAGAGAAGCCGTATATGTGGGTGGCAATAGGTAGGGCGCGGCGCCCGTTAAAACCGAACGAAAGCCCATCAATTAAATTGGTAGCACCCGGGATAGCCAAAGTAAAAATATGAAAAACAATAAAATAACTCAAGCTGAAAGAGATGCGTATGCCTTAGTTGGCAGATGCGGAGGCAGAGCGACATTCAAAAAAAATGGCCGAAAGCACATGAGCGAAATCGGTAAATTAGGCGCGAAAAAAAGATGGGAAAAAAGGTCGAAAAAGAAAAAGATAAAAATAATATAATTAAAAAATAAATATTATGTCAGAAGAACAAAAAAAACAACTTCCAAACTTAAAATTAGAAAATCTTCCTCCGGAAGAGTCAGATTTGCAATTAAGAATTGAAGCATTCGATTCCGCATTACGTAATATATTGGGTAAATACGAATTAGCTCTTGGAGCGCAGGCAAGAATTGCGCAAAACGGAACAATTGTTGCAGATCCGGTATTATTAAGTGCAAGAAAAAAAGTCGCACCAACTCCACCCGGACCAAAAGTCGAAGGCGGATTGGCTAACCCAGAAGATTAAAAATATGACATTCATTATCGGATTTATTACCGGCATTGTAGTAGCGATACTAAACTTCACGATTCTCGCCTACTTCCGCGCCGGAATTGAACAGAGAATAAAAGTCATTGAAAAACAATTAACAAATTCCGGCCCGCAGCAACGTGGCGAGGTATATTTGCCGGAAGACGAAGATGTTTCTGCTCTAAAAGAGATAATCGCAAGAAACAAAAAAGCAGGTATCGATACTAAATTATCAGAATTATAATAATTAAATATTTATGAATCCAAAATTAAAAATGGCTCGCAAAATGATGACGACACAAGAAGTCAAAAGACACGAATCTCCCTTCACAAGCCACGCTTGGAATGAGAGAAAATACGACAGGGAATTAAGAGCTAAAAAACAACAAATGGCCGCACATCAAAGAGCCTTATTAAGAAAGGAGAAAAACAAAAATGTCTAAAATAAAAAAAATAGTCCCTAGAGGAAAATGGGTTTTAGTTAATCCCGCAGAAAAAGAATCGCGAGAAACTGAGCAAGGTCTAATTCTTCCCGAGTCGGAAGAGCGAGAGCAAAAAGCCGTCGGCATAGTCGAAGCCGTAGGCAGTGAAGTCGAAGATATTAAAAAAGGCGATGAAGTAATTTACGGTGCTTTCGCGGGGGAAAATATTAAAAGGCGCGAAAACAACAAAGAGGTGGAATATAAATTACTCCTCGATGAAGACATTATCGCATACTTAAAATGAAAACTTCACCAATTCGCTACGGCACTAGATTCGGATGTCGCTGGGGGCAACCCCACGATCTCGAACGCCTCGGCGAAAATCCGCAACAACTCTGGGAGCGATGCAAAATCTGCCAAAAAACATTCCACTGGGGAAAAGGAAATAAAGGGAGGATAGAAAATGCCGAATACTTAAAAGCCCACGTTAGGCAATACGCCCAAGATTTCGGATCTACAAAAAGAGTATATATGAAACTTTATAATCCACTTAAAACAACTATATTATTATGAGTGTACAAGTACATCAAAAAGACGTGTTTGAAATAATTAAAAACGCAGTCAATAAGACAGTAGATTTAATCAAGCCTACTTTCGGCCCGGCCAGCAACAAAGTGATCATTTCAAAACTAACACACGGAATGGTCGTCGATGACGGAGTTCAAATCGCCCGGGATTTAGAATTCACAGACCCGGCAGAAAACGCTATTATGAAAGTAGTTAGGGAAACAGCCATAAAAACCAATGACCGAGTCGGCGATGGCACGACCGGCGCTTTGATATTGGTCCAGGCAATTTTTAACCGCATCGCAAAATTGGCTCGTCGTGATACCCGGAAAATCGAAAAGGAATTGAAGGTCGCATTTGACGAATGCAAAGAGCAACTCTTGAAATCATCCAAGCCGGTAAAAACCAAAGAGGAATTGCTAAAGGTGGCAATGATCAGCTTCGACGATAAAAAAATCGCTAAAATCATTTCAGAAGCATGGCATACTCTCGGTGAAAACGGAGTATTGACTGTTGACCGTTCCGGGACAATGGAAACATTCACCGAACTCACAGAAGGAATCACAATCAATCGCGGATATGTCAGTCCTTACATGATAACCAATCCGCAGCGAATGGAGGCTATAATCGAGAAGCCGTATATCCTGATAACCGATTATCGCCTGACTGAAGCCAATGACGTAATTGGAATTATGAATCAGTTGGCCGCCAAACAGATATTGAACCTGGTGATCATCTGCGACAACATCGAACAGAACGCCCTGGCCACTTTAGTAATAAATAAAGTTCAGGGAAAATTCAACTGCATCGCCATCAACGCGCCGTCCGGCGACAACCAAACTGTCATGCTCGAGGACATGGCCTTGATGACCGGCGGAAAATTCTTCAGCGAAAAGAAAGGCGATAAATTGGACTCGGTAAAAATAGAAAACTTAGGCCGCGCGGAAAGATTTATCTCACGCCGGAATGAATCAGTGATCATCGGGCCAAGAGGAAAAAGACCGGAAATCGCCAAAGTTATCTTTAGCCTGAAATCCGCAATGCAAGATGAGAAGCGCGAAAAAGAAAAGAACGAAATTAAAAACAGACTGGCTAAATTCAGCAATAAAATCGGAGTGGTAAAAGTTGGCGCCCCTACCGAAAACGAAGTAAATGCGTTAAGATATAAAGTAGAGGACGCCATCAACGCCGTTCACGCCGCATTCAAAGGCGGAGTGGTTGCCGGAGGCGGAATATCCCTAGCAAATCTTCAGACCTCCAGCGACATTCTAAATGAAGCCCTGAAAGTTCCATTCCAGCAACTGAAAACAAATGTCGGTCTTGACGAACATCGAGAACTGAAAGAAGGCGAAGCGATAAATGTTGTCACTGGCGAAATAGGTCAATGGCAAAAAGTCGGAGTAATGGATCCCGTAGATGTCCTGATAGCCCAGATCGAAAGCGCCGTATCCATCGCTTCGCTTCTAATCACTACTACAGGGATTATTGTCGAAGACCCAAAACAAATTAAAATGGAGCAAGAATAAAATATAAAATAGTAAGGAAAGTCGCTTGCCCCCGTATTGTAGTGGTACGGTGACGCCAGATACCGAAAAGGGACACTGGCTGAAAGGAGAGGTTAGAGATCGGGGCGACCACGGCACTTGTGATCCGGTTCGGGTGCTAAATAAAATAAAATGACAAAATCACATCTCACAATTGATAGCGTTCAGCCCTATGGAAAAAATTGTAAAAAGCACAATGACGACCAGCTTGAAAGACTGGCTCAATGCGTACAGCGCGTCGGATGGAGAATCCCCGCGCTTGTGAACCAAGAGGGAGTATTGCTCGCCGGACACGGTCGCTGGATGAGCTATCTGAGATTCCGGCAAGAACTGGGATTAAAAGAAATCTGGATCATTGATGATGCCGGAAAAACTGTGAGCGGACAAGCCGAAGAAAAACCAATGACTCCGGAAGAGCAAGAGATGTACCGCATCGCTGATAATTCCCTTAATGAAAGCGAGTGGGATAAACAAGTCCTCATCGGAATTTTAAAAGACATGCCGATTGAACTTCTTCAAATTACCGGAATGCAAAGATTGGTGATAAAAAATAGCGGAATGGATGATGTAGTTCCTCCTCTTCCTGTCACAGCCAAAAGCAAAGTCGGAGATATTTACGAACTCGGCGAACACCGGATACTCTGCGGCGATTCAACCAAACAGGAAACCTATCAAAAACTGATGGGCATTGCCAAAGCGGACATGGTCTTCACTGATCCTCCGTACAATGTAAACTATCACGAACAAGGAAAAAATACTTCCACGATAATAATGAATGACAAAATGGGTTCGGCGCAGTTCCGAGAATTCCTTAACGATTCATTCAAATACTGGCCGGACTCCATAAAGCGCGGAGCCGGACTTTATATATTCCACAGCCCGACAACTCAATCAATATTCGAAGATGCATTGAAACTTAACGGATTCGAAATAAAATACCAGCTGATCTGGAATAAACCTCACGCCGGATTAGGTATGGGAGATTACAGAGCCAAACACGAACCATTCTTCTACTCCACAATCAAAGGCGTTAAACCGCTATTCTATGGCGACCGAACCAATACCAGCGTCATAGACTTCCAAAAAACCGATGCTGAACTGCTGAAATGGGCTAAAAACCAACGAGATTTAGAAAAGGCGGGCAAGATGACCATATGGACTATGAAACGCGAGCCAACGCAAGATTACGTCCACCCAACCCAGAAGCCAGTCGAGCTGGTAATGTACGCCCTGGGCAATAACAGTAAAATTGATGACATTGTATTAGATCCATTCCTCGGCTCCGGCGCAACCCTGATTGCATGCCACAAAACCAATCGGGCATGCTATGGTATAGAACTTGACCCTAAATGGATTGACGTGATCGTACAACGCTGGTGCGACTTCACCGAAAATAGAAATATAATCAAGAACGGCGAAAAAATACTCTGGTAAAATTGTTCTCTTAACTCTGATGTCAAGACCCGGGATAATGCGCGTAGCAGTCGCCGGGGAATAACCTGCTTTAATTTTAGAACAATACGACCTCTAAAAAAGGATTTTCAAAACATAAAAACGCCGGAGTTTAGCAGCTCGACTACGCCGTCAGAATTAAGAGAATAAAACTTTAATCATTAAATAATAAAATGAATCCAATCGAACAAGAAAGACCGCACCGCCGGTGGCAAAATCTTCTGCATAAAGTTTGCCCGAACTGCAATACACCTATGCAAGAATATAAGATGTATTTTATCTGCCCGAATAAAGACCCGAAAGACGAAACACGAAACTGCTTCTTCATTAAAAAAACCACCGCAGCGCAATATCTGTTAGACGTGAATCACCCGGCTAATTTCTGCCTATCATACGCCGAGAGAGAAACAGTAGAAAGCACGATAAAAGAATTAGGACTTACAGCTCAATAAAATACTATGAAAAGAAAACACGCAGGGGGAAGGCCAGCCAAAATTGATAAAACTTGTCTTGCAAAACTTGAGGACGCTTTCAGTAACGCATTGCCTGATGACGAAGCTTGTCTCTATGCAGGAATAAATCCAGCTACGCTTTATAGATATCAGCAAAAAAATCCAAAGTTTAGCGAGCGTAAAGAGGCATTAAAATTAACCCCCAATATTGCCGCAAGAAAAACAATCATTGCTACTCTCGGTGATGTGAGGGTCGCTCAGTGGTGGTTAGAAAAGAAAGATCCTGCTATGAAACCGACAAGCAAAGTTGAACATACCGTCGAGATGACTGACATAACCGCAAAAATGAGCGACGAAGAAAAAGCCGCCTTGGTTATTTTAAGAGAAGCCCGGCGCAAACGCATCGAGGCGGAGAGCGATAAACAAAATTAAAAATATTATGAATATACTAAGTTTATTCGACGGAATCAGTTGTGCCAGGGTAGCTCTTGAAAGAGCAGGCATAAAAGTAGATAAATATTTCGCTTCTGAAATTGACAAATACGCCATTCAGATAGCCCAAAAGAATTATCCCGATACGATACAGCTGGGGGACATAAAGCAAATAAATCCCACAGTAGGAAATACTTGGATATTCGACAACATAGACTTAATAATCGGTGGCTCTCCTTGCCAAGACTTGTCTATCGCCAAGAATAATAGAGAAGGACTGAAAGGTTGCCGAAGCGGATTATTCTATGAAATGTTAAGACTGATAAAAGAAATTAAGCCGAAATATTTTATACTGGAAAATGTGAACTCAATGCCAAAGGAAGCGAAAGAAACTATCACCAAAGAATTATGGGGTATAGAGCCGGTAATGATAAACGCCGCACTTGTATCGGCACAGAATAGAAAAAGGTTGTTTTGGGTAGGAAGAAATGAAAGTCATTGGGAGGGAACAGAAGAAGATATCGAGCAAGGTTTTGGTAATTTTAAAATTTGTTATGAAAAAGTAGAAATTCCGCAACCCGAAGACAGCGGACAAGGCGACAGAATATACAGCCCCGAAGGCAAGAGCGTAAATTTATCGGCTAATGGCGGAGGCAGAGGGGCGAAGACGGGATTGTATGCAGTAGCATTAAGAAACAGAGGCGAAGGGAAAAAACCAGAAATAGGAAGCAATAAGGCAAACGCAATGACGACAGTTCAAACCGATAGTATGGTTATGGAAGACATGATTATCCGCAAATTAACCCCGATAGAGTGTGAAAGATTACAATCGCTACCCGACAATTTTACTGAAGGAATTTCAAACTCGCAAAGATATAAATGTTTAGGGAACGGAATGAACGCTAAAGTAATAGAGCATATATTAACTTTTATAAAATAAAAAACTATGTGCAAACACCAATTCTTTGAAATAAAAAAAATGTCACTATACGTTCAGGGCTCTCCAAGCTTGCGAACTGACATGGAAGGCGTTCTGGTAATTTGCGCCGAATGCCAAGAGGTTCGAGAGCTCTGGGAAAACGGAACGATGAAAGCGAGAATAATGCCAAATAGAGAATATCCATATGACCAAAACTCAACGGCCAGCCCTGCCAAAAATTGACGGACTTAGCGATTCAAAAGAACTGGCGATATATGACGTTGATGCATGGATAGAACATTGGCAGATCAAGAACGAAAAAGGCGACCCGATTGAATGGTTCAAGCACCAATTCTTGCTGGACATATACAATGACCAAAGCGATAATCTAGTAGTGATGAAACCGGCGCAAGTCGGTCTTTCGACATTAGAGATACTAAAAAATATCCGCGATGCTGAAACGCACAAAATGGATATAATCTACACCTTGCCGACCGATGGCGATGTCGGTATATTCGTAGGCGGAAAAGTAAATCGTATTATCGCCAATAACGCTCATCTGGAAGTATTGACCGCAGATAAAGATTCGATCGAGCAAAAACAAATCGGGCAATCGATGATCTACTTCCGGGGAACTTTCACAAAAAAGGCGGCAATTATGATCACGGCCGACAGACTGGTCCATGACGAGAAGGATTCGAGCAAGCAGGACGTCATCGCCGACTATCAGGCGCGCTTGCAGCACTCAAAATTTAAGCAAACTCACGTCTTCAGCCATCCAAGCGTAAAGAACTCCGGCGTAGATATCGAATGGCAAATCAGCGACCAAAAAGAATGGTTCATTGTTTGCCCCCACTGCCAGCATACGCAAATACTTACGTGGAATATGGAAGACCCGAGAAGGATGAGCGTTGATATTACAAACAAAGAATTTATCTGCAAAAAATGCCACGGCATTCTCGACTGGCACGCCCGGGCCAAAGGAAGATGGCGCGCTAAAAAAGGAACGGAAAAAGCCAAATGGAGCGGATACCACATCAGCCTCTTGATGGCTCCATGGGTTACAGCAAAAGATATTATCGACAAATACAACGAGGTGATGTCCGGAAAACAGACGATGGACTTCTTCTACAATAAAGTTCTTGGGCTTCCATACGCCGGAAGCGGAAACGCAGTCAGTGAGGATACAATCAAAGGCGCTGTTACGTCTGAGAAAAGTTTATACCCTGGACGAATGGTCATCGGAGTCGACACTGGCATCCAGCTCAGATATGTCTACGGCAACAAGCAAGGCTTGCTCGGATACGGCCAGATGAAAGACTATATGCCGGACTCGGTAAATAAATTAGCACTGAATCAAACGCTTGAATATTTCCTAAAAACATTCGCCGATTCGATAATGATCGTGGATCAAGGCGGAGATATAATCGGCAGCCGGAAGCTCAGAGAAAAATATCCCGGACGAGTTTATCTGTGCCACTACGCGCGCGACCGAAAGACAATGCAGTTAATTCGCTGGGGCGATAAGGACGAATACGGAAACGTTCTCGCCGATCGTAATCGTATGATACAGCTGGTTATTGATGAGTATCGCGATAAAAGAATAAAACTATACCGAGGCTCACCGGAAGACTGGCACGAATACTGGCTTCACTGGTCGCACATTTACAGGATAAAAGAGGACGACACGCTCGGAGTTCCGCGGTACATTTGGATGAGAAGCGATCGTGATGATTGGGTTCACGCCACTGTATATTGGAGAATCGGTGTTGACCGATTCGGTGGCCGGGGCGGAATAGTCGGGGTAAACGATACGCCGGAACCAAACAGCTATCTGATGAACCCGGACAATACCGTAGACTTCGACCCGCACTCGATGTTCGGACACCAAGAAGTCGGAGAAGAACCGTGGTGGTCAAAAGAGGACGATGACTGGCGCGATGAGTAGCCCACTGTTGCTATTAAAAAAAAAGTGCTATAATAATTAAAAGGAGGTTTTAAAATTACGCCAGAGAAAAATAATTGGGAAAAACAACAGCACAAAGTTTGCGAAAGAATAAATAAAAGCCGGGAAGCAGGAAATGGAAGAATATTCCCAAGATAAAACAGAGGAAGAGTGGGAGAGGCAATGTTCCTTTCCCAGTAAATGCCTCAGAAGTGTATCGGCGCACACAAGTCCCATAAACTTGAGGTCTGGTTCAACTCCAGCACGAGGCACAAATTTAAAAACATTTATATAAAATAAAATGAGTATTCTCGATTCATTCTACTCACTCGGAAAAAATCTAAACAAAGCTAAAGGCAAAGACACTGAACTGGAAATCAGCCAGGGTGTGGTGTCGGAAAAATTCCCGGAACTTACCATTGACATTAAAAATGAAGACCTACTGAAACTCACAAAGTCTTGGGAGAAAGAATGGATCGAATCGGATGTGTATAAAGTATGGCTCACGATGATCGAAGAAAATGAAAGATACTGGAAATCACAACAGTACGATTCCGCAAAATCATCCAAAGGACGGCCACTGTTTGACCCCGTAATATTTGAATCATTGGAAACTTGGCTACCGCAAGTCACCAGGCGCAATCCGGACCCGACAGCAACATTATCACGTAAAGAAAAACAATCAGCGGAAAATCTGGCATTCGCTTCCGAGCTTCAAAAAGAACTGGCTGAAATTGCCGATGAAATTGTATTAAGGCTAAAACTAAAAAAAGGAGCGCGGCACTGGGCGATATATTTGCTCGGTGCTTTTAAGCCTGGCTGGGATATGGATAGAGATATGCCGACGGTAAAAGTAATACGACCTAAAAAACTCATTCTTGATCCAGGCGCAACCGTAGACGAAGAAGGATATACCGGAGATAGATACGGAGAGCGCCGGAAGCTTCCTGCTTCATCCATCCTCTCAGTACTTGAAAAAGTCGGAGGCGAAGAAGAAGGAATCAAAAAAATCAAAGAGCTGGCAGTGGGTAAAGATAATCAACCGGCACTTTCAACCGAGATAGGATTCATCGAATGGTGGACACAGGAATATATGTGCTGGACTCTCGGCGACGAACAAGTCTTAATGAAGAAAAAAAATCCGCATTGGAATTATGATACAAAAACCCAAGAGGAACCGCCGTACGATGAAATGGGAAATCCGCAAATGGACGAAACAGGACAGCCTGTGATGATTGAAAAAGATGTACCAGGAATAAATCATATGCCCGTGCCAAAAATACCAATAATATTATTATCGGTATTTAATCTTGGCAAACAGCCAGTCGATGAAACTTCCCTTATCGGACAGAATTTAGCCAGCCAGGATCTAGTCAATAAAAGATTAAAACAAATCGATAAAAACGCCGACAGTATGAACGGCGGAATGGTAGTGTCTTTGGAACGCAGCGGACTCACACAGCAACAAGCTAAAGGCGTGACAGAAGCCCTTAGACGAGGAGGGGTTGTGACTATACCGGCCGGATCAGTTCAGGATGCAGTCGTCAGGATGAGCGCCCCTGCATTACCAGCAGATATTTATACCCAGCTTCAGGACACCAGAATGCGAATGCGAGATATATTCGGCACACGAGGATCAAGCGCCGCCGGACTTGCCACTGAAGACACGGTGCGCGGAAAATTACAGAATCGCGTTCTTGATACTGATAGAATCGGCGGAGGCTTCAGTGAGTACCTTGAACAAGTTGCGGATAATGTATTCAACTGGTTTGTCCAGCTTCTATATGTTTACGATGAACGCTACAAAGATATTCCGAAACCAAAAGTAAGAATCAGCGTAAAGCCCGGCTCATTGCTTCCAAAAGATTCAATGGCACTGGCAAACCAAGCGACCGAACTCGCCGGAGCCGGAAAGATGTCGCTCATAGATTTATATAAGGCATTGGATTATCCCAACCCGGAAGAAATGGCCGGAAATGTCTGGCTCGAAGCGAACGCCCCAGAAGTTTTATTCTCCAATGATCAGAGAATTCAGCAAGTCATTGAAGGACGAAAAAATGCCACCGCAAATAAACCGCCGAATGAATCGATAAATTATAAAGACCTGACACCGGATGCAAAAGCCCAAATGCTGAAACAGGCAGGAATAGATTCAAACCCAGAAGCGATTGCAGCCAACGATGAGTACAAAGCAAAACAAGAAGCCGCTAAAACAGTGGCAACGGAAGCGGGAATGAGGTCGATTCCGCAACCTGCAGTACCGCAAGCAAATAACGCAGAAAAATAAAATCATATGAAAAAAGTTATTCCAAAACAAGAAAGCACAATGGAATCAACGGCAATAATTGGCTCGCCTAAAAAATCAAAAAATCCTCCGAAGATATATCCACAAGTAACTCTTCGCCACGAGTTTTTTCCTGAAGTAAAAGATTGCAAAGTTGGGATGATGTGTAAAATAATGATGGAAGTAAAAGTTACCGGTTTATCTATCAGCCGATTCAGCAATGATACTGAGTTTGAAATTCACGGATTCGAGATGATGGAAAAAAATAAAGGCAAAGACATGTCAAAAGAAAAAGACATGGAAGACATGCCAGAAGGGGAATAAATATATGCCATTTAAATCAAAATCTCAAGCAAGATATATATTTATGAAAAATCCAAAAATCGCAAAAGAGTTTGCCCACGCCACTAAGAATATGGCATCACTTCCAGAACACGCCAAGAAAAAAATGGCAGTGCCGAACACTAAAAAAATAAAGCACATTGTCAAAAAATAGTAAAGTGATATAATTAAATAAATTAACGCACTCTCGTTCTACGGTGCAACAAAAATGTAGATCGCAATATTATGGCAGATGAAATTATGGCAGACGTCGAGGAAAAAGAAAACCTCGAATCAGAGAACGAAAACTCTGAATCCTCGCCAGATAAAACAAACGAAGCGGATGATGCTGGAGCTTCCGACCAGCTTGATAAAAAAGAGGATGACCCCGATAAAGATAAACCGTTTCACCAACATCCACGATGGAAAGAACGCGAAACAGAATGGGATAAAAGATTCAACGAGCAGGAAATGCGCCATCAGGATGACTTGAAGAAGATGCGTGAAGAATTCGGCACGGCCAAAAAGGACAATGCCGGAGAAGTCAAAATCCCTTCATGGTTCGGAGGCAATCAAGAACAATGGGATGCATATCGCGCCGATCGCGATGCTGAAATAAAAACTGCAGAGGAACGCGCTTATGAACGTGTTAACTCCGCAAAATCAGCAGAGCAAAAAGCGATAGATGATGCAACGGAATATATGCAAGGTGAAGTCACTTCAATAGAAAGCGACAAAACCCTAAACCCGGATGGAAAAAAGATTGATCCGAACAAGCTCTTAAAAATCGTAATGGATAACGACCTCATCGATTCCAAAGGACGATGGAACTACCGGGCCGGCTTCAAGATCATGAAGCAAGCCAGTACTTCATCACCAAAGACCGGTGATAAGAAATTCATTGCGGGGGCAACCACCTCCGAATCCAAAGGAGAGTCAAAACCTACAGCCTTTAAAACTAGTAATGACTTCAAAAAAAATAGACCTTGGTAGAATCGGAAAAAAGGTGGAATTTTTAAATACTCAAATCATCATTTAAAAATTAAACACCAAAAATCATGAGTGAATTATATGGTCAAAGAGTACAGACTACGGTGCAAAATGAATATTTGCCATATGTAGTCGATACTATCCTTGGCTCAAATGTTATGTTTCAGCGTGTCGTTCGCGCTGCTAAAAAATGGAGTGGACGAACATTGCGCGTGCCTGTAAAGACCGCAAAAAATAGCACTGGACAATCTTTCAGAGGATTGGATACCTTCTCGGTAGCCGCCACTGATAATCGCCAGTTCATGGAGTTTACTCCAAGCTTCTATCAGATCACCTGCGCCTTGCCGGGTGATGAGTTGTCAGTTGCCGATACCGATGCAAAAATCCTCGACATGATGAAACTCACAATTCAATCCGACACCGAAGATATGGCCGATGACCTTGGCACAATCTTCTACGCGGATGGGACTGGAAACGGCAGTAAAGACCCATTGGGTCTTGCAGCCTTAGTCGATGACGGCAACTCCGTCGCTTCTATCGGTGGATTATCTCGGGCAACCTATCCGACATTAGCCGGAACTGTTACCGCATCCGGCGGAACTTTGACTCTTGCTAAAATTGATACCCTTTGGATCAATACGGCATCCGGAGCTCAAAAACCGACAGCATTCTATACCACTGAAGCAATCTTCAATTTCTACGGCCAATTGTTAAGACCGCAAGAAAGAATCACCAAAGACGCTTCTTTGATGAAAGGATTATCAGCCGGTACAGGATTCACCGCTTTGTCCTACAACGGCAAGCCGGTCTTGATGGATGAGAAATGCACCTCGGGCGCTTTAATCGCAGTCAGAGAAGATGATATGGACTTCTATGCGCTTCCATACGAATTCGCCAAATCGGTCGCTTACAAATCCCAAGTCGAAGGGAATGACTACGAAGCGCCGATCGGTTTAGGCTTCTCTTGGAGCGACTGGATTATCCCAGCCAACGCTGCCGGAGTTGTCGGCCACATCTACTTCGGCGGACAGTTCATTACACGGAATCCGAAAAGGCATGGCAAGTTAACCTCTATTACTGGCAGTTAAAGTTAGTCAATTTACCTTGACATTTAGCTTGTTAGGCGTAAAATATGGGTATGAAAACAATACCCAGACACATAACAAAAAATTTATTGAAAAAACTTTATATCAAAGAACACAAGTCGTGTCTTGATATATCAAGGGAAATCAATAAGTCTATTAGACAAGTAAGCCGTTATCTACAAAGATTCGGAATTAAAGCAAGGCCATTTTCTACAAAAGGATTAAAAACAAGATTGGGTGCAATTTTATCGGAAGAAACAAAAGAAAAGATTCGCAAGAAACATCTTGGTAAAAAGTTATCTCCTGAACATCGTGCAAAAGTTATTAAGACATTGATACTCGGTGATGTGAAAGGAAAAAATAGCCACGGATGGAGAGGTGGAGTAACCCCGATACATCTTAGAATAAGAAGTTCATGCGAAATGAAAAAATGGAAGAAAGCTGTATTTAAACGGGATAAATACAAATGTATCCAATGCGGATCAAAAGAAAAAATTGAAGCAGACCATATTGCACCTTTTGCTTATTATCCAGAATTGCGATTCTCTGTAGATAACGGACGAACATTGTGTAATAAATGTCATCGTAAGACTGAAACTTACGGTAATAAAAAGTTAAGTTAAAAAACAAGTTTATCCTTTGACCCCGGGCCGGTCTTAAAACAACCGGCTTCGGGAGAGGGTTAAATTACAAAAACATGAGTGCAAGATTAAGAGATTACATACCAGCATTAAAATACGGAGCGAAAGTATATCCTAGCGAAGTCGCCGGGATGAACGCTCCATTGTCGAACGGTAAAGTTCTCTTCGTCGATGGCGATATGTCATCTGGCGGAGCAGGCTCAACCTTTGATGATGCATACGCAACTATCCAAGCCGCAATCAATGCGTCATCAGCAGGAGATTTGATTCAGGTAGCAGAAAAAACCTTGATATCGGCAGCAGCCGGTACAGGCGCAGGCGGAACGGCAACCGACCCAGTAAGTTACACGGAAGCCTTGACAATCCCGGACGGTAAAAGCAATCTTACTATCCAGGGAATCAGCAGAGGCCGAACCCAAGGCGGACTTCCTCAGTTGAAAATCGGATCAACCACAACCTCTCCATTGCTTACAATCCAAGCGGCCGGATGTTTAATTACAGGAATAGGATTCAATGGCGCCGGTGCAACCGGAGGCGGAATCTTGCTTGATGATGACGGTGGTACTACTACCGCAGTATTCGGCACAACTATCGCCGGGTGCCACTTTAAGAATTGCAAAGGCACGACAGCCACCGACAGCAGAACTGGCGGAGCAATCATGTGGACAGCGGATGGAGGAGCATGGCAAACACTTATCTCCGGTAATGATTTCTATAAGAATGTTGGCGATATTGTTCTAAAAGGAACTAGTGTCAGCGTTCCGCAAGATGTTGTAATCGAAGATAATACCTTCATGGGAACTGCGGCAACAGTCGATTGCCACATCTACCTTGCAGGTGGTTCAGGAATGGCGAACGTAGTAGTTAACAACAACGTATTCGCAGGAGTTCTTCCAGCTTTGGGATCTGGTTCAATCGTTCGTTATGCGGACTTGACCGGATGCACTGGAATTTTTTCCAACAACTACTTTGCCGGATCATACACTACTACAGGATTTGGAGTCGCAAAAGTTGCGGCAAAAATTCCTACGACAGTAGGTATTGTCCATAACTATTCAGACGCTGGTTTGATAGTTCGCGAAGCATAAAATCCTCATTTAAAAAACTAAACACTTAAAACTTATGAGCAATCAATCAGTCTTAACCGGGCCAGTCACAATTGCCGCTCAAGGCATTTGGGAAGAGTCCGCAAACGCTTTGCACACAGTCGGCGCTTACGTCGAAACGGCTGACGGCCGTGGCTTTCGATACTCGAAGGTTGGCGTAACAGCCACTGTTGCAGGGAAAGTGTATCAGAGCTCCGCGCTCGATGCCACAAATCTTCAACCTTCCGGCGGTTTAACTCCGTCGGCAAACGTAGCAATTGGCGGAACCGTAATCACGGTATCCGATAGTATCACCTTGACAGCCAATCAGCTGGCAGGCGGATACCTTTCAGTATGCGTAACTCCCGGACAAGGATACGTATATAAGATTGAAGGTAATACAGCAGTCACATCGGCTGCCGGAGCGGTGATCACCTTAGCAGACCCATTGCAAATTGCAATCACAACTGCTTCAAATTTCATTGTAGCGAAACATCCTTACAATGGGATTGTAGTCGAGCCGGGAACTCCAACCGGAGTAATCGTCGGTGTCGCTCCTAGAGTGACAACGGCAGCATACTACGGATGGCTTCAGACCTATGGCCCAGCCTCAGTATTGTTCACTGGAACCGGAGTCGCTGGAAAAGCAGTCGGTTCATTGACTGGTGGCACAGCAGGTTCAGCTGCCCCGGCGATTGCGGCAACTAATATAATTGGTTACCACATGGCAACGGGAATCAGCGGAGAATACTCCTTGATATACCTGACACTTCACTAGAAACAAACCTTCTGGCTTCACTCTTGCCCCTATTTTTGGGGCTGGAGATGAGGCCGGAAAAAAAAGACGATGCTTATAAAAAACGAAGGAAACATCGCGCCTTCACCCGGAGTAAAAAAACACCGCGCGCTCCGAACGGTACAAAACATATGAATAAATATCTCTTTCACAATTTTACAAACAAAGCATTCACTGGATACTGGAACGGCAAAGCCTATACTTTCAAGCCGGGAGTAAAAAAATATTATATAAAAGGAATTGCCGAACATTTTGCAAAACACTTAACTAATCAGATTCTGACGGAATCAAATCAAGAAACATTCTGCTCGCCAAAAAAACCTAATGAAGTCCCCGTCTTCATGGAGATATTCAACAAAGCTCTTCTAGTGGAAGTAATACCCGATGAAGATAATCTTGACGTTCCGGGCGGAGAGATTGAAAGCGATGTCCCATCGATGGAAATAAAAGTTTCACCTCGTGTTCCTATTGACCCTTATGACTCTCATTCCCAGCCATCGGTCGGTCCAGGATCTGCACCTCAAGTAGTCGGCGAAGCGATTGACGAGGATGACGATTTTGTTCCTGATAAAAAATAAACATTTAAATATAAAAATCTATGACCCAAATACTCGGAGCATTTAAGCGCGATGCCAACGGGGTACCTATAACCACCGAAGGACTTATCGAATCAAAGGCAATCACTTATGTTGCCGGAACTACCGGAGCCACCGGAGCCACTACCCTCTTTACGGTGACTGGATGCGTTCTTGCCAGAGTATTTGGTGTCTGTGGATTAACACTCGAAGGAGCGGCCACTCTCGAAGTGGGTATATCCGGAGCGACTGCCATAATACTAGCTCAAATCGCCAACGCCACTGATCTTGCCACCGACGAGATTTACGTCGACGCTACTCCAACCACAAAAGTGGAAGCGATGCCCAGCGGACTGATAATTGGAAATGGCCAAGACATAATTCAAACCATTGGATCGACTGCTCTAACAGCCGGTTCTTTGACATATTACTGTGTGTGGTCACCGATTTCGATAGATGGAAATGTAGTAGCTGCATAATTATAAAAAAAATGAAACTTCTTGATCCCAAAGAAATACGGCAGGAAAAATCGGACACAATCGAAGAGGCTCACCTCCGAACGCAAAAGCTTGCCTCCGAAGAATTAAAACTGGTGAATAGTGTAAATTCGCTAAGAACCGAAGAAAAAGAGCAAAAGAAAAGAGCGGAGCAAGCCAAAAATGAAGCGGACTTGCCGGTAAAAAAAAGTATCCTGGCCCAAGAGGTGGAATACTTGGAAAAAAGAAAGGAAGAATCTTTGAAGCCAATCGATGAAAAACAAAATGAATTCAAAGAAAGAGAAAAAGAAATTCAAAAGGAAAAATATCAGCTTATCGTTGATAGAGAAATCCTTGCGTCAGAGCGGGAAAATCTGGCGGAAAGAATCGAAGATATCATCGACGGCGAAGAAAAGAATAAGGAAAAATCTGATGCGATTGATCGCCGGGAAGAAGGCATCGCCAAAGCCGAAAATGAAATCAAAAATTCCGCTGAAAAACTAGGCGCCAAGTGGGTAGAACTTTATAAAGCGACAGATGACCTGAATGAAAAAATAAAAGGAAATTTAGAAAAAGAAGCCCATATAAATACCAGAGAAAAAGCTATCGAATCGCAAGTGACAGCACTGGCAGAATATGCTAAAATACAAACAGATAAAGACAGGGAAATTGCAGATAAATATAAGTCATTGCAACTGGCAGTCGAAGAATATCGTAAAAAAGGATTGAAAATATGACAAACGCAAAAAGAGATAATAACCAAATACCGGTAATACTCGCAATATCCAGCGATGACGGCTCAACCCCGATACAAATCAAGGCAGAACCTTCCGCTCACTCTCTCTGCACCTCAGACGGCGACACAGGAAGCGATTTAACGGGGGAAGAGGCGGAAAGAGATGATAATGTAGTCACAACCCTTTTAGCAGCCTCCAGCGACGACGGGGCAACGCCAGTGCCACTATACGCTAATACTGACGGCGAATTACTAACAAAATCAACATAAATTTATGGCGGAAGCGAAGAGAGATAAAAATATGATAGTAACCCTGCTCGGTGTCAGTAACGCCGATGGAATAACTCCAGTGGTGCTGTGGGCTGATCCGGTGACTCACCGGCTTTTAGTTTCCGCCGCATCATCCGCTCATAGCATGTTGTCCGCTTCCCACGATGATTCAGTCGTGGGTACTGTCGTTTTGGGGGATATCATAATCGGAAATTCTACTCCAAAATGGGAAAGACTGGCCGGAAATATTGCGACGACAAAAAAGTTTTTAATACAAACCGGCAACGGGACAATCTCCGCCGCGCCGTCTTGGGGGACAATAATCGCCGCCGATATTCCAGATATTTCGGCGACCTATGCTTTGACAGGGCATAATCATGACTTGGTTTATGTTCCTCTCACCAGAACAGTGGCGGGAAAAGCTTTAAGCTCGGATATAACTTTGGCCTTGGATGATTTATCTGATGTTATTATAGCAGTACCGGCACTAGATCAGATTTTAAGATATAATGGAACGAACTGGTATAATGGAATCGGAGTAAGCGTTTCCTCCGGTCCCGGAGTGCATTTTTTTTATGATGATACGGAAATAATCGCCGCTGGAGCCGGACCGCAGACTATTCCTCTTTATACTATAGGTAAAACTCCGGTAACAACAGCGGAAGAGATTGATACTGTAGTCGTCAGTTCATCTGATACATATCCAAAATTACTGGAAATATATTTATATAATACCGCTCTCGGATTAACTCAAATTGATGCTGGAGCATGGGAATTTTTTACTTATAATTATGTGGATAATACAAGTGGCACAACCACAATGCCAAAAACGATTTATAAAGTTATGGCTGGAGCGGGAACTGTGACCATCACAGGAACTGGAACTTCAAGAACAGCAACCATAACGGGAGGAACGCCATTTTTAAGCACCGACGACAACGCCGATCCGTCTTTGGCGGGTTATCTGCAAACACCCAATGGAATATTCCAAATAACCGGATATACTTCAACTAGCGAAGTAACGATAGCGACCTTGTCAACATACACCAATGAAAGCGGAGCGGCTTATTCGGTTCACAGATTTTTATTCACTTGCGCCGGAGGAGAAATAAACGGCACAGTCGCCCCGACAAGTCCGACAATAACTGAATGCGTTCAATCAGCATTTACAATTGCCGCTACCGATAAGCTCTCTATCGCTTTATTTGGCAAAACTACATCGGGAAGCAATATAACAATTTCATTTATTCACAATGGCACGGTTCATAATTCGCATTTTTCCACTCCGATAGCATCATTACATAATGATATGGTCGGACTTCAAGGCGGAACTTCCAATGAGTTTTATCATCTTACTTCGGCGGAATATACTGCCTTAAATGGATTGACAGCTTCTGAAATTGTTGGTACAAACGCCTCAGGTAATCTAGTTTCGCTTCCAGTTGCTTCTTACCCGTCTTTGACCGAACTCGCTTATGTCAAAGGTGTAACCAGTGCGATACAGACTCAACTCGGAACTATGCTTTTGAAATCAGGCGGAACGATGACCGGAAAAATAGTAAAAGCAGGCACGACAGAAGTGGGTAAAACTTACGCCCCGGCCACTGGCGCGCAAACAGTCGCGCTAGATTGCGCAGTAAACAATATCCACGTGGTTAGCGGACACGCCGATGGGACAGCGATAACTTTCACAGTCGCCAATGCCACAAGCTCGCAACCTTTCATCGTGTCAATCCTGCAAGGAGGCACAACTGTTTCAACGATAACAGCTTGGTTCGCAACTGTTCGCTGGGCTGGCGGATCAGCGCCAACACTTACAGCGACGCTAAATAAAAGAGATACTTTCGGCTTCATACGGACCGGCGCTGATACATACGACGGATTTATAATCGGGCAAAATTGCTAAAACTATGAAAAAAGATTTACACTACCTCGCATTCACTTCCGACTGGTTTCAAAAACACCAGCGGATACTTTTATTCGTCTTTAATCTTGTCTATAAATTCTTTCCTTCCTTGTTTTTCAAAAGCGGGGAGCGAGATGACTTCAAAGGAAATAAGATAATTGAGGTGGGAAATAATCACGCCACTTGCGATGCCGGACTGCAATTCTTTAAGAAATCCGACTTGATAAAAACTGCTAGTGAAAATCCTGCTAATAATCATAAAGACCGCCGAATTTACAAAATGATTTTACGGAAAATGAGGCAAGGGAAAATCAAGGAAGAAATGAAACTTTTGCCTGCCCGAAAAACCGTCTTCTTCACCGATTGGAACTATTCCAAAATGCTCTATAACGCTTTTAAGCCGATGTGGTGGGCGATGCATTATTGGGATGAATTTTTTGCAGATAGGTTTGTGCCTCAGTTAAGTTTTGGATTTTCGACATTAGATCCTATTTATCCTGATGCTGACCCTGAAACGACAAGTGTAGATGGGGTTCTT